TCAGGGATCGGAAGGACTAATCCTGGCCATGAAGAATTGGATCTGTGGGGGGGCGGTCATGGAGATTATTATGGCAATGAGGTCTATACGCTCGACTTGCACAAAAGTCCACCCGTCATAATTCGTGTTTCCACCCCTACCGCCATTCCCACTCCTTTTGATACGACCACCGCCAATGACACGTTTTATGCCAATGGGTTGCCCGTTTCCCGGCATACCTGGCCGGGATCGCATTACCTTCCAATAGCGGATCGCTTCTTTCAGTTCGGAGGAGGAACCGCCCCGAATGACAATCCTGGCGGGAATGGGTGGACATGGACCGGCCTCTTTGATGCACAACACAGCACGTTTACCTGGGTAAACATGAAACCTTATGCTCAGGGAAACGGGGTCAGTTGCAATGGATCAACGCCGGGGCAGATATGCGAC